CTTTCTGGCATCATTTGCCAAAACCACTTCATTCCTACTACAACAACCTCCGGCAGGTTTCTTTCCAGGTCTCTACTACTTCTCTTTACTCCACACTCCGTCACTTCTTCTCCTCTCTTAACTTAACTATTACTACGACCTGAATTTATTTTTCCTGCCCGTCCGAAGACATAAAACTACACTGCTCGTGTTTTGAGCCACATCGACTTCAGGTCGTCATAACTTGACAGCACAGCTAATTTTTAAAAGGTCCAGCTGTAATGGCTGCATATGGTGTATGGGTTCAGGTGAGCTCTGATTCCACCCATGCTGATCGTCCCGATCGAGGAAGGAGCGCACCATGGGACAAGCTATTCCACGCTTTAATCTCGAGCTGAGGAAGCCTAACTCCCCAAATTCCCGCGTCAGCCTCTGCCTTGCCGAAGGCATGCTCCGAGTCCAGCTTTAGGCCGCTGGGCAGTGTACAGACTGTACGGGCGAAGGGCACATCATTTTCAAGGATGTGTCTTAAAGAAACAGTCGGCCCCGGGGGAAAACCCCGGTCAAAGGCGCCATTCAATGCATAGCTCCGAATCGGACCTGCTTTGCCCTTGCGGAACTCAGTTTCTTTCCCAGTCGAACTTCATTGCACATCAAGCTAAGGGCAAGTTCTCTTGTCGTGCTAGCCGTACTGTGGACGATCTTGCTGTTCTACTTCAGAACACGCTTCCATCCGGCCCTGTTTCATCCCCTCGTGATCTTGACGCTTTTGACGGCGACTTGCTTCACAAGACTGAACTGCGGGTTTACGGTCTGGCCCCCTCTGACCCACTTTTTCTTTCTTTGATCGAGAACAAGAACCAAGGCCGCTATTTGCGTACTTACTATCCAGATTCTGTCCCATCTGGTTCACCTTCCGAGCATACCCTGGGCTCTATCTTTGAATCTTTGTATTTCACAAGTATTGTTTTCCGTTCTACTTACATTCTGCGTGTCGATCGAGGTTATTGCTGATCCATGTCTTCCTCTGATATTGTGGGTGATGTGAAGGAGCTTCACTCCCGTGTTATCACAGTGCCTGCCACCCACTCTGGTACCGGTCACAACGCTTCTGGATTCTTTAAGCTCA